CGAGTTTCGCGTGTTTGTCTGTTAAATGCCTTTTTTTTACTAACTTTTACCCCTATATATGGGGGTGTACAGCCCAAAAGCTTATTATGTTGCCATATATGGGGGTGATAAAAGTCATAAATCGTCAAATGCAGGGGGTATAAACACTAACATATGCGCTATAAAACGCTCTACGGGCTCGGTAGCGCGTTGTAGAAAGCGGAAAATATAGAATTATTTTAATCATCTACCGTATTGAGCTAATTAGTGGTATTGTTAACACAAATATTCTATTACCAACCCACAAAGGATAAAAAATGGATACACAGACTTTATCGGGCATCGCAGGCGCAGTTTTATCTCTGTTATTTTCGTACATTCCGGGCCTCAGTGATTGGTTCGGCAATTTGTCTGACAAGCAACGCTCGCTGGTTATGCTATTATCGCTATTGGTTACAGCGGGCGGTATTTATGCGCTCTCGTGTGCGCAGCTAACTGACATCGGTACAACGTGCGATAAAAAAGGCGCGATGGATTTGGTAAAAATTTTTATTGCCGCGCTGGTTGCTAATCAAGGTACTTACTTGGCGACGCGAAAACTAGTTACACAAAAATCATGATTTACATCCCTGCATGGGTAGTAAGCGCTCTTGCGTTTCTGGCTGCTATATCAATAGCGTCTGTTCGCCCAATGCCATGGCGCATCCGGCTGAGCATGATAAGCCCGCTCATGTATTTTGGAGTAATTTATGCTTGGGCGAGTTTGACGCCTTTGGATACCGTCACTAGAGTTGAGCTTATCAGGATAGGGATGGTCTTGATATTTATCCCAATTATTATTAATAGCTTGATGGTGTATCTCGTCAGAAACAGAGGGCGTATAAATTGACCCAAATCGAAATTTTTACAATCATCGGCGCTATTGGGTCAATCGTTATCTCGATTGTTACAGTCAGTCTACAATGGCGAAAATGGACGGCTGGCGAAGGACCGGCTATGGCTGCGACTGCGGCTGGCTCTCTGACGGATACTAGTTTGCGGCTAGTCAATGAGCTGCGAAAAGAGCGCGACTCCGACCGTGAGATTATAGATCGGATGCAAAACGAGATAAAATTGTTGCGTAACAGCCTTGATGAACTAGAGGATTTACGCGATTGGGCTGAGAGATTGGTACACCAGCTCAAGGCAAATGGCATTGAGCCGGTAAAAATTACAAATCGAAACCGCAATGTGGCAAAATGACTACCAATGAGTTTATACTCGCTCTGTTTGCAATTATTCCGCTAACGATCATGTCGCTATCTGCTCTCATTACGACTGTACGCAACGGACGTAAAATAGCGGATTTGCATGTATTAGTTAATAGCCGGATGACAGAATTGCTTGAACTTACGCGCCGAGCAAGCAAAGCCGAAGGGATATTAATTGGTAAAGACGAGGTCGAATCTTGAAAAAAAATCAATGTTTTGTTGTGGATGTATGGGAAGGCCAGCGTGAGATTGACGAACAAGCTCTGATGGATGCCGGAGTGGCAGGCATTGTTATCCGTATTAATGACATGAATGGCGGTCATCACAGAGATGCCGCGTTTGACCAGCAGTGGAGCGAGAGCGCAAACATGATCCACTGGCCCTATTTTGTTTATAATCCGTGGGTTAGCGCGTATAAAAATTTTGACTGGCTAGAATCAAACATGCCGTCGGACGCAACCGCGGTTGCTGTGGATGTCGAGGTGCGCTACTCTGGGATTACTCCGGCTATCTATAGCCGAGATTTAGAAATATTTATCAGCCTGTGTAAAAAAAAGTGGAAAACGATGATCTATACGGCTGAGTGGTTTTTAAAAAATCTCTCAGGCTGGCCAAAAAACGTTGATTATTGGTGGGCGCAATACCCAGGTGCGCTGTACATTCCGCAGACGCTGACATGGCAGAAATTAGATAAAATTTTCGAGGCTTACGACAAACCATTTAATCAGTCAGCAATTCCGGGAAAACTGGTTATGTGGCAGTTTAGCGGCGATAAATTAATTCTTCCCGGAAGCCAAAAACCAATCGATGTAAATGTTTTTTTAGGCTCAGCTGAGCAGCTAGCTGAGTACATTGGCTCAGCTGGCACGTCTACTCCACCGGTAGAGATAACTCCATCTGGACTATACCAATTTTCGGAAAATAATTTCTATCAGCGGCCTGGCGGCGGGCCGCTTGTGCTGCGGGTATTTTTCGACAAAAAAATGAGCGACGCTGGAAGATCGCATATTTGGACTAGCCTAAAACAATTTCTGGTATCAATTAATCCTACCAATCCGTCGGCGATCGGACTTATTTCTGCGACCGATTGGGGCCCATCTAAGGGGTTGAACGGCGTATATATTAAATGGCAATCTTTGATTTACCCCGGGCGCAATATTGTAAAAATTCAGCGGATTGAAAACGGTCTGGGGGTGATACATGGGATTACTCCTGGCTCTCAAAATCCGTTCGATAACCCGGATGTGATCCATCAGGTATATGACTACAACAAAACCCAGGGTTGGGGCGAGCGCGCAAGGCCGGTTTACGTGCCGATTTTGGACGGGCCTTTTTACGTTAATATGGCTGATCTAGTAAGCGTTGATGCGCAGCTGCCTAAAACGGTCAGGGTTACTGCGTTTCCATGGCTAAACGTGCGGTCGGAAATCGGAACCAAGAGCGCAACTGTGGCGCGCATTTTTTACGGTCAGAGCGTGGATATTTTTGAGGTAAAAATTGGGTCGCGTGGGTTGTGGGGTAGATGCGATGGTGGCTGGGTTGCTCTGCGCTACAACGACGCGAGTTTCACGAGCTGGAAAATATGATGCTTAGCTTAACTATACTTAAGCGAAATATAAGTGTGAATAACGGTGACAGGGTATGAGCAAATTGAGAATTGCAAAAGCAAGAATAATAAAAGCTATTCCGGGCAGTGGTGGTGTTATCTCCCGCATTACTAAATCGGCTGGATACAAATCCTGGACTGCTGTACGGGATTTTATACAGGCCGATCCCGGACTCATCTCAATGCGTCGCGATGAGCAGGAAGGCATCGATGATCTGGCCGAGAGTGGCCTTATCGCGGCCATGACCAAGGGGGACACGGAAATCATGAAATGGTGGCTGGCTAGAAAACGTGCAGAATTTAACGATAAGCAAAGCTTGGGTCTGACCGGCGCGGTAACGCTGAATGTCGTCTATCAGGACAAATCGAAAATTGAATAAAAATTACACTATTTTTTTACCAACCCCTCACGTGCAGCAATCCGCATTTATAAATGGCCTAGCTAAACGCAAAGTCATCAGGGCCGGCCGCCGCGGCGGTAAAACTGTGGGTGTGGGGATTTACGCAATTGAGCAATTTTTAGCCGGACATCGCGTTTTATATGGCTCGCCGACATCTGAGCAGGTCGGCCGTTTCTGGACGACAATTTGTAACGCATTGCGCGAACCAATTGACGCGGGTATACTGCGTAAAAATGAGACTGAGCATCTGATTGAGTTGCCCGGAACAGAGCAGCGCATCCGCGCAAAAACATGTTGGAGCCCAGATACGCTGCGTGGCGATTATGCCGATAGATTGATATTAGATGAGTACCAGTTGATGAATGAGGAAACCTGGGAAGTGGTCGGCGCTCCGATGTTGCTTGATAACAATGGCGACGCTGTATTTATCTACACCCCTCCATCGTTACATTCGCGGTCAGTATCAAAAGCGCACGATCCACAGCACGCGGCTAAAATGTTTGCTAGAGCGGATAATGATACTATGGGGCGCTGGAAAACCTACCATTTTACGAGTCATGATAATCCGTATATCAGCAAAATAGCATTAGCTGATATCACAAAAGATATGACCAATTTAGCCTATCGGATGGAGATTATGGCTGAGGATGTAACCGAGGCTCCCGGGGCGTTATGGACGCGAGCGCAAATCGAGAAGAGCCGAGAAATCAAGCACCCATCTTTGTATCGGGTGGTTGTTGGCGTTGATCCATCTGCTACTAGCGGAGGCGATGAGGCCGGGATAATTACGAGCGGCAGGTGTGGCGAGGATTATTACACTCTGGCAGATGATAGCGTGCAGGGCAGCCCGGATACATGGGCGCGTGCGGCTGTGACGGCATACCATCGCCACAATGCTGATTGCATTGTGGCCGAGAAAAACAATGGCGGTGAGATGGTGATGTCTGTTTTAAAACAGGTTGACTCGACCATCAATGTAAAACTTGTTTGGGCGTCCAGGGGGAAATCGATACGTGCCGAGCCGATAGCCGCAATATCAGAGCAGGGCAGAGATCACCATGTCGGGACGTTCCCGGCGCTGGAGGACGAGTTGGTTTTGTGGACACCAGGCGATGCAAGCCCCAACCGCCTGGATGCAAAAGTTTGGGCTATGACAGAATTATCGCTACACGGTGCCGCAACAAAAGCACGGTCTTGGAGAGGTTAACATGATACAGACAGACATACAAAAATCATTTGATACAATCCGCGCTAAATTTATCCCATTGACTAATTTGATGAGATATTACGACGGCCCGCAGCCATTACGCTATTCGACTGAGCGGATAAAAGATGCATTTGCCGATATTCATACCCATTTTGAGATAAACTGGTGTACCGTCATCGTTGACGCAACACTCGATCGCATGATTTTGTCTGGTTTTAATATAAAAAACAACTCTGCCGCCAATAATATTATAGATGAGATATTTGAGCGTAGCAATTTGACAGTTGATGCGCAGAATGTACACAAATCTGCTCTGACATCTACGCTCGCATATTTGATCGTGTGGAAAACTGATGAGCAGGTGGATGTATATTTCAACGATCCGAGAATGTGTCACATGTTTTACGACAGCACACGCCCGAAAATAAAAAAATACGCCGCAAAATGGTTTGAGCTGGATGATGGCCGCTGGGAAATGACATTGTATTATCCCGCGCGAATTGAACATTGGCAAACGACCAGCCAGAAGGCTCCGGATAATTATAAATCGCTCACGCTTGTCAGCGAGGAAATTAACCAATACGGCATAATTCCCGTTTTTGAATTTTTTTGCGACGGTGAGATAGCGAAAGTTGTCACCCTGCAAGATGCAATAAATAAAATTTTTGCCGACATGATGGTTGCTGGCGAGTTTGGGGCTTTTGTGCAGCGATGGGTTATCAGCCAGGCCGATCCAGGCGATCTAAAAAACGGTGCGAATGTGGTTTGGTGGCTACCATCTGGAGATGGTCAGGGGCAGCAGTCGAGCGTTGGCCAATTTACAGCCACCCCAATGACGCCGTACCTGGACGCGATGGATAAACTCGCTACTGCTATGGCGATTATCACGCGCACGCCGAAGCACTACCTCATGTCAACTGGATCAAATATTTCAGGCGAAGCTTTATTGGCAATGGAATCTCCGCTGGTAAAAAAAGTAAAACAACGCCAAAAAATATTTGAAGGCGTGTGGCAGGAAGTAGCAAAATTTATTTTGCAGTTATCCGGATATGTGATTGACCAGAACGATATTGTTGTTACGTGGGAGAGGCCGGAGGCGTTGCAGCCATTTACCGAGGCTCAAACTCGGCAATTGGCAATCAATAGCGGTATCCCGTTGGAGACATCACTCCGCAGAGACGGCTGGAGCGAGCAAGAGTTAAGTCAACTGAGGAACGATATAAAAAACGCAAAAGAAATCCAATCATCCGTCGCCCAGGCCGTGCTCGATAAATTGCGAATCCAGCAGGAGCAACAGAACGCGAAAAATCAGGATATGCAGATAAATGACACTACCAACCCCCAGCCGACCGTTAGATAGCGCAGTCATAACTTTGTTGAAACAATACCGTCGTGAGTTGGACGGTATGGACTCTGCGCTCATGGAACAGATGGCAAAACGTTGGCTACTCGTGGAAAATGGGTTGGCGTCTGATATCGCCGCGCTTGCATTTGAGTTTGAGCGTAGAGCAGCCGCCGGAGAGGTTATTACTCAACAGATGGTATGGCGGGCCGAGCGATACCAGATATTGAAATCGCAGTTGCAAGAGCAGGTAAAAACGTACAATAAAACTTACGCAGTCGATGCAATCGAAGCCGCGCAAAAACAATTTTTTGAGGTTGGGATCGAGAGCGCGCAGGCAGGGATTTTTGCCTCTTTTGATGGCGTTGGAATGGTTCCGTCGTTCGGCCGCGTAAATAAATCGGCGGTCGAGTCTATGATCGGATTTGCGAAAGATGGCACGCCTCTCAGCAAATTATTGGAAAACGATTATCCGGATGCGGTAGATGGGCTAACCCAGGCGTTAGTAAACGGCCTGGCGCGGGGACTTGGCCCCGGTCAGATTGCTAAAAATATGTCGGATGGCATGGGGATGGGGATTGACCGTGCATTACTAATTGCCCGGACTGAGGCAGCGCGTGCATATCGCACTGCGTCAACGGAGCAGTACCGCGAGAGCGGAGTCGTGACTGGATTTATGAGACTCGTAAAAAAAGAGACCGCCTGTATAGCGTGTTTGTTGCTAGACGGGGAACGATTAGAGATTGAGAGCGAATTGGACGACCACCCAAGAGGAAAATGTATGCTAATCGCTATTATCCCCGGCGCGAATCTGCCGCAGTGGGAACATGGTAAGGAGTGGCTTCTCAACCAATCCGCCCCCCGCCAGCAAGAAATTATTGGATCAGCACGATATCAACTTTGGCAGGATGGCCAGATCAATCTGACTGATATGGTTAGCAAAACTCACGACCCTACCTGGGGCTCCGCGCCAAAAATTGTGCCAATTATGGATTTGGTATCAAGATAATTAATGAGACAATTTAGCGTATTGAAATCGGCTAAAATTTAGGGTACAATTACAGTCAAACAGCGTCACGCTATTTGACGGGACGCGGACAATAATAGGGTTTTTTATTACCGGCGCGATGCCGGACAGGAGAATAGGCGCGATGCCTGAATTAACCGCAACACAACCGCAACAGCCCGCAGGACAGCAACCCGCAAATCTAGCTGCGAGTGCGATACCCGCAAATTATGATGAGTGGTTTGCTAATGTGGATGAGCCAACTAAGGCAATAATTTCCACCCGATTCACGGCTCTGGAAAACACGGTAAAATCTACGAGAGATGAGCGCGATGCCTTAAGATCGCAGATTAGAGAGCTAATGCCCAGAGCCGAAAAAGGAAGCGAACTCGAGAAAACTTTGACAGAATTCACGTCTAAACTCGACGCGGCAGAAAAACGCGCCGTGTTTGCAGAGGAAGCTGGCCGTCAAGATATAGCTTGCACCAACCCGAAAGCCGCTTATTTAGTAGCGGCCGCGGAAAACCTTTTTGATAGAAAAGGAAATCCGGATTGGACAGCAATCAAGGGGTCCGCTCCAGAACTGTTCCGCACACCAACCGCCAACGCAAACGCAGGTGCGGGTACGCAAAAACCGCCAGCGCACGCGTCCATGAACGAATTTATTCGGTCGAAGGACCGAAGCACATAAAGGAGAAATAAAAAAATGCCATTCAGCTCTGTAATTTCGCGCAGCGACGCTGCCGCGGTTATTCCCGAGGACGTATCATCCGAAATAATCAAGAGCGTTTCTGAAACCAATCCCATTATGCGACTGGCTAGGCGCTTGCCCGACATGAGTCGCGCACAGCGCCGACTGCCTGTCATGTCATCCCTGGCCACTGCCTATTTTGTGGCAGGGGACACTGGACTTAAACAGGCTACTGACGTAGCCTGGGCTAACAAATATTTGGACGCAGAAGAAGTCGCGGCAATTGTGCCAATTTCAGAGGCAGTTCTGAACGATAATGATTTTGACATTTGGTCTGAGGTAAGACCGGCGATTGTTGACGCTATCAACATTGCCATTGTCCGCGCCGTTTTGTATGGCACGAATATCCCCGCTAGCTGGACAACCAACATGGGCGCGGCAGGTTTGGTTGCAGGTTCGACCGCTGCAGGTCACACCATTTCAGCCGCGGCTTACACCGATTTATACGAGGCAATTTTAGGCGAAAAAGCGAACGGGGATGACGGATTATTTATGCTCCCCGAGGCAGACGGCTATGGAATTACTGGTGTTTTGGCTCATATGTCGATGAAGGGAAAACTGCGCAATGTTCGAGATAGCGAAGGTTATCCGATTTTCAAAACCACAATGCAATCTCCGACAGCCTACGAAATCGACGGTGCGCCGTTGATTTTTCCGGCCGATGGTAGTATGGTTTCTGCGTCATCTCTGCTCGTCGCTGGGCAGTGGGATCAGTTGGTCTATGCCATACGGCAAGACATTACCTACAAAGTGCTCGACCAGGCTGTCATCCAAGACGCAGCCGGTAATATTGTTTATAATCTAGCGCAGCAGGATATGGTAGCTCTGAGAGCTGTCATTCGTCTGGGGTTTGCGCTGCCGAATCCATTAAACGCGATGAACGAAACAGAATCTACGCGTTTTCCTTTTTCAGTTTTGACTGCATAGGAGCATAGAGATATGGGACTCTATCCGAAATCAGCTGTGTATTACTCTGCCCTGGTTGGTATTCCACGCGGGCCGAAAAGCAAAGTCTATATTGTCGATTCTATCAACGGGAGCGACACAAATTCAGGCACCTCATTCGAAAATCCGTTGCAAACCTTGCAGGCCGCCTACGCTCTGACCGTTGATCTGCAAAATGATGCCGTACTGATCGTCGGTAACGGAACAGCGCTGCAGCCAGTCGTAGCTGTCGATTGGGCAAAAAGCTACACGCACTTAATCGGTTTGTGCGCCGACATACCGTCAGACCAGCGCTCTCGTATCAAATCTGGTTCTGCGTTGGCAACCACTCCGTTTTTCACCGTATCTGGTACTGGCTGCGTCATAAAAAATATTTCTTTCTGGCACGAAACAAGTGCCGCAGCGGGGCTTGTAAACGTTCTAGTTTCAGGCGGAAGAAATAAATTTCAAAATTGTCAGTTTGCTGGCGCGATCGGGTCGAATAACGCAACCGGCGCTCGTTCGCTTGTCGTCGGCGGCGCGAATGCATCTGGGAATGTTTTCAAAGACTGCGAAATTGGGAACGATACTATCACAGTTGTAAACGGAGTTGCGGCACTCGAATTTGTAACTGGCGCAATGCATACTACGTTGGAGGATTGCATGTTTCCGCTCAAAATTACGGCAACAACCAACGCTCATGTCCAGATAACCGCAGCCGCATCTGTCGGGACTTTGAACATTTTTAAGCGCTGTTATTTTGTGAACGAAACCACTGTCGCCGAAGCCGAAGTTTTTACAGTCGGCGCTCCGCTCGCCCGTGCTAATCACGTGCTGCTGATCGATTGCTGGATGTACGGCGTTGCGAAATGGGATTCGTCTAATCGCGGAATTGTAACTAACGCGACGATTGCGGCAAATACCACCGGCGTAAACACTGGCAATATGATGGTCATTACCAGCGCATAAAAAGCGTGATATGATAAAATCAACCGCGCAAAAAAATATCAAAACTACTGCACAAAATGAGGATGAAAAATGACAATCTCAACTGCTGTTACCGCTCAAAATGGTGGATATCTTAAAATTAAAGTTACCGGCGTCGCCGCGGTAACCGTCGGAGGTATTGGTTACCTCGCTAATCCAGAAGGAGTTCCGCTGGGTATCACGCGCGCGTGGGTATATTTTCGGACTGGTAGTACAGGCGCAGCGACGTTTGATGCTGGCATTGTGGCCAATCTGACAGTGGCAGAAGATCACAGCCTGTTAGATTTTGCCGCTGCAATTCAGGCAACGGTTGGGGGGAAATTTGTTTATGGCCCGACCGCTCAGGTCGCGATTACCGAAAACCCAACCCTGAAATGGGGAGCCACTGATTTGCTGGTATTTCAGTCAGCTCAATCCACTGTCGGACTGGATGCCGATGTGTACATTGAGTATATCCGGCTCGCGTAAGGAAAATAAAAGAGCGGGCTAATAACCCGCTCTTTTACAAAAAAAAATGACAACGACAAAAGATCTTACAGCGTTTAGTTTTTCATCGCCTGCCGCTACTGGTGTTATCAGCGGCAGAAATATCGTTGTCACAGTGCCAATCGCGACGGACGTAACTGTTTTAGTTGCGACTTTTTCGACCACCGGCGCATCTGTGGCGATAAATGGGGTTAATCAGATAATCGGAGTGACTGCCAATGATTTCAGCTCCGTCCTGACCTATACCGTTACGGCCCAGGATGCAAGCACTAAAAATTACACCGTGACCGTCAAAGTTTCTTTTGTTACAGCTGCACATCTCGCAGAATTGCGTCGACTTGTCGCCGAACCAACGACTACCACGTACTCCGATGAATTGTTGGGAAAATACATTGTAATATATCCTCTGCCGGATGGTTTAGGATACTGGCCGGTTGACGTTGGATTTGGGACGATAGGATGGACGCCAACCTATGATTTACATTGCGCGGCCGCAGATATCTGGTTAGAAAAAGCTGCGGCCGCCGCAGCTCTGTATGATTTCAGCGCCGACGGTGGAAATTTCAGCCGCTCGCAGATTTCGGATCGCTACATGAAACAGGTTGCGTATCATCGAGCCAGACGCGCGCCGCAATCAGCCACGTTGCGCAAATATCCAAATGAGGTGCGCGGGGATGATTACGGCGGGATCGGTAATTTAGCGGAGCCGAGAGACTAATGTCGTACCAATTCTCGGCCTCCGAATTATTTGATTTGCGCACCGCCCAATCCGGGCATATGCTGGATGTTGGCAATATTCAGCCGGTATCAGCAATCGCTGATAGCTACGGTCAGGTCGTAGAAACATGGCCGACAAATAATGTGGATATTGCTTGCGGACTGGATATGCGCCCGGGCTCCGAGAGACACGGCCCAGACCGGACTATTACGTCATACGAGGCGACCGTTAGACTGCCGATTGGGACGGAGTGGGATATGCGCAGCCGGTTTCGGGTGACAAAACTATTTGGCGAAACATTATTGATACCCCTGGTGTTTAATTTTGTCGGCCCTGTGCAGCGCGGGCCTTCGGGAGTGCGCGGAATGATAAACCGAGTAGAAACATGAGCACATCATCTGTGCGTATTATAAAAAATAAAACTGATGAAATTCGAGCAGCCGTCACGGGCAAAATGCTAAAAAAAGCTGTGTTTGAAGGTGGCTATGTAATAAAAAACTATGCAACCTTAAATGTCGAAAAAACGTTTAGCAAAAAATCAACCGGCGCTTCGGGGCTTGCGGGCAGTATCCAAGTGGTTTTGGATTCGGCTACCGAAACCAGCGTATCAGTCGACGTTGGGCCTACTGTGATTTACGGACGCATCCATGAGTTCGGAGGTATCGTAAAACCCGTCACCGCAAAAATGCTTAGTTGGGTAGATAATGGAGTTCGTATTTTCGCAAAAATGGTACAAATTCCAGCTCGCCCATATATGCGTCCGGCAGTTGATGAGCACATGGATGATATAGTTGGCGCGATTGAGTACCAGCTCGAGCAGCAGATAAAGATGGCAGCAAAATGACAGTCATAGATCAAGGATTAATCTCTTTTTTGCAAAATACCAGCGCGATAACAAATTTGGTATCAACGCGCTCGTATTTAATGATGATCCCGCAAAATGCAACTCTACCATGTATCACGGTACAGCGTATTTCCACGCCGCGCAACCTGACTCATGATAGTATTGGAGCGATCGGAGATTTGGCGCATCCTCGTTTCCAGTTTGACGCATGGGCGGCGACATACTCCAGCGCAAAAACCATCACAGACGCAATCCGGGAATCTTTAAATGGAAAACAAGAAATCATTGGCGTATTTCCAAATGCATACACAATCCAGGCTGCGCTGGTTCAGGATGAGCGCATGGATTTAGATTCTGAAACGCAATTATATCGGAGTCAATCGGACTATTTTATTTGGCACGTCGAATAAACGCAAATTAATCAGGAGAAAATGACATGAAATACTCAGCATTTGGAACTGTTTTGAAATCCGGAAACGGCAGCGTGCAAATTGAAACCGCGACGGTTGTCGGCACAATAGGCGCTGCTGGCGGAGGCAATGCAACCGTAATCATAACCGCGGCCGGTTTAGTGGGGACACCCCTTACCGTAACCGTAGCCGTCGCTAATAGCGACACCGCCGCGCTAGTGGGTGGGAAAATACGCGCGGCATTGTCAGCCACATCCGCTGTTACGAATATGTTCGGCGTATCCGGGAGTTCCGCGGCCGTGGTATTGACACGACTTATCCCTATGCAAACTGATGCAACGCTTAATATTAGTATCAATAATGGTACTAGCACGGGGTTGACCCCAGCATTGACATCAACTGATACAAATCCAGGCGAAACCCTGACCACCGTTGCCAATGTATCAAACATCAGCGGCCCCGGGCTGAGCCTTGACACGTCCGATGTAACAACCCACGACAGCCCGGGGGCTTTCGAGGAAGTTGTCGGAACTGTCGTGCGGACTGGCGAGGTATCTATCGATCTGGTTTTCGATCCGACCGCGAATACCCATAGCGCTACATCAGGGCTAGCGAAGTTTCTGACAAATAAAACCTTGGTGGCATTCTCGATCACCTTTCCCGGAAACGTCACGTGGTCGTTTGCTGCATACGTGACGGGCTTCGAGACATCCGCACCGCACAATGACGCGCTCACCGCTAGCGCGAAGTTAAAAATTACCGGCGCGCCAACTCTCGTATAAGGATAAATGCAAAATGGCACTTACCAGAAAAGATATTCTAACCGCTAATGATTTACCGAGGGTTAAAGTATCCGTCCCGGAATGGGGCGGGGATGTTTGGGTTAGGACGCTGAGCGCCCATGAATATGATGGCTATCAATCGTCTATTGTCGAGACACGTGGTAAAAAGCAAATTTTCCACACGAACGATTTCCGGGCGCAACTATGCGCGTTAACAATTTGCGATGATGCAGGCGATCTGCTTTTTACAAAAGCGGACGTGCTGGCGCTATCTGGTAAATCTAGTGCAGCACTGCAACGTATTTATGATATTGCGGTAAAATTGTCGGGGATCGGCGATGCAGAAATCGAGGAACTAACTGGTGAGATGGCAGAAAACCCTACCGGAGATTTACCTACCGACTAGCCCTTGAGTTGGGTATACCGCGAGACGAAATGTTACGCAGAATGAGCAGCAACGAGCTGGCAGAATGGATGGCATACTACGCGCTCGAGCCATTCGGCAGCGAAACAAAATATATTGGCTCCGCAATAGTCGCCGCCACAATACAAAATAGTAATCGAGGCAAAAATGATAAAGTGTGCCAACCATCCGACTTTATTCCAGAGTTCGGAAAATATCAGTCAGAGAATCATCAGATACAAATAGCCGAGGCTATGACTATGGCGTTAGGCGGAAGTGACCAGAGAGCTAAGGTGATAGATGAGTAATACATTGATGTCGTTGTTGGTAAAACTTGGCCTAGACTCTGGCTCTCTGGATAAGGGATTGGCTGGCGCACAAAAAAACTCTCAGGCAGCCGCAAAAAATATTACCGCGAGTATGGATAAAGCCGGTAATGCGTTGACGGTAGGATTAACCTTGCCTATCGTCGCGTTCGGCATCGCGAGCATTAAGGCCGCCTCAGACAGCGAATCAGCTTTAGCCGATCTAAACGCTACGCTCAAATCCACCGGAGGCGTTGCGGGAGTAACGGCTAAAGATGTAACTGATTTCGCCAGCTCGATGCAGCGGTCTACAAAATTTGAAGACGATGCTATCGTTAGCGGGCAGGCAATGCTCCTGACATTTACAAAAGTCGGGAAAGAGGTCTTCCCCGACGCTTCTACGGCTATGCTTAACATGGCCGAAAAGATGAAAATGGATCTTCCGCAGGCAGCTATGACGCTGGGGAAGGCGCTCAACGATCCGGTAGCGGGAGTGAACGCTTTGCGGCGTCAGGGCGTAAAACTAAGCGATCAACAACTTGATTCTGTAAAAGCATTCGTAGCAGTCGGAGACATTGCATCCGCGCAAAAAATTATTCTGAAAGAACTCGAAGTCGAATTTGGAGGTTTGGCAGTTGCCGCGGGGGCAACCTCGGAGGGGGCTATGGCTGACCTCACACATGCGATTGGTGAGTTAAGTGAGGCGGTAGGCAAGCAGCTTCTTCCAGTTCTCATACCCGCTACAAAAAAAATAACAGATATGATTTACGCCCTGTCAGAGATGCCAGCGCCCGTGATGGGGGTTATTGTTGCGTTTTTAGGCCTCCTAGCAGCTATTGGGCCACTTCTTAAATTTTTAGTGATGATCATCACCATTTCAACCGCCCTAAGCGCTGGCGGATCGTTGGCTGGGGTGGGTACGGCGATGTCAACCATGGCCCCAGTTGTAGCTGGCGCAATAAGC